TAATGCCGCCAAGGTTGTCGAGCGTATCATCAGAATATGGATCTGCTGAAGAGCTGTCATACAAAGTAGTTGCTGTTCCAGCAGGTCTCCATGAAGCGTTATTACCAGAAACTACTAATCCAAGAACTGCATCCATGATGATTCTTTCCTGTTTGCTCTTTGCAGCCTCTCCGACCATTTTTGCTCTTCTTACCATCTGGCTTGTCTGGTCAAATTTTACCATTTCTTCTGAGAGAGAAATTATTCTACCAAATTTACGGTTGTAAATCTTATGGTATTTTTCAGCGAGAGAACCTTCCTGGTAGGCCATGCTCTCTTCAACTTCCTGCATCTCGGCGTCTTCGGAGAAACCTACAATAGTTTCATCTTTAACGCTTGACTGTATTTTTGTTACAAGCAGCGGGCCAACCCCGTATTCAAGATCATAAGCTGCCTGAACAACTTTACTAATCAGTGCGCCTGTAATTTTGGGAAATGCTGACGAGTCGAGAGATTCCTCAATATCAAAATCGCTCTCTGTAACTTTCGCACTCATGTTTATGGTCTTGAGATTAAGCGCGGGTTCCCCCATTGCACTCCACAATTCTCCAAGACTGAAGTTGCTTTCGTTTATTACATCTTCATTGATGAGGTTAACTACCTCAGCGGCAAACCGTTTTTCGCCGTGTTCTTTATATAAGCTTTTTAAGCTGTCTCTATTCATACGTGGTTAGCTTGTCGCTATCTCCTTGTCTACTAATCCAGGTCTGAAAGTTACAAGAACCGTGGTTCCGGCAGTATCCAGATCCTCTGCACAAATTGCCACAACGTTTGTTGAAGTTGCAAAGGTCATAGTATTTGAGTATTTAACCAGAGTCTGCGCTCCGGCAATTTTGTATCCCTCGCCATAATCCTGGGTTGCACTTGCTACTAACATAGCAAAAACAGTTCCGTGTCCTATTGGAGAAATACGGATTGTAGTTGCGGTTGCATCAGTTGCTGGAGAGGCGCTCATTGCTACTCCGACCAAATCGTCGGCATCAGCCGCAGCGGAAACAGCCATAACTTTCCCGGATGCAGTTTCTTTTATCATGTCGCCTAACTCAATGGCAACGGTTCCAGTTTTTTTCACGTTCCTTAAATTCTTCGGCCCGTATCTGTATCTCATTTTATTACTCATGGATTACCCCTCCACCGCAGCTTTAAATTTGGCTGTTACGACTTCGGCTGATTCCTGAATTTCGTCAGTGTTTTCATCGCCCATATCTGTAACGCCGGTTTTTGTTTTTTTGCCTTCCATCAAAGCTTTGCGGTCGTCTATGAGTGCCTTTCTTGCAACATCATCTTTGGCTTCCATAAGCTGTGATTTGAAAACTTCAGTTATCCCCTCTTCAGGAATTTTGCTCTCTTTAATCAATTCGTCAACAACGACTGCTTTATCAGCAAGCTTTTCAGCTACTTCGTATGTATCAACTTTAGCTTTAAGAGTTTTCTCACTCTCTGTCAATTCTGTGATTTTGGTTTTGAGAGTTTCGACTTCACCCTTTGTGGCAAGGTCAGTTTTTACAGATTCTTTGATCCCGGTAACTAAATCAGGCCGTGATTCATTTAAATCTGCAAGTGTAATTTTGGTTAAATCCATAATTTCTTCTTCCTCTGGCTCCTCAGTTTTTGATTCGAAAATATTAACGGTCGATCCGGGTTCGGTGACCAAATCAACACTTTTTAATTCTGTACATTCTATTGCATCTGCCATTTCTGTTTCCTGGTTGAATTCCATTATTCCAGTTGCATCAATTGACAAACCAAATTTATCTGCCATTTCTTCTATCCGCGGTTCAAGCCAAGCAGCTTCGCTTGACAGATAATGAAGGTCTCCACGAACGGTTCCCTCAGAATCAAGTTTACCGTTTTCATAAAACCCGATAACATCTCTTGAACTTCTTACTCCGCCGGTATCCTCTTTCTTCCAAGGTGACGAATGATCAACATAAGCTTTAGCCCCGGTTAAAAAACTTGCAGCCTGTTTTCGGAAAGACTCTGTAAAGAACGTTCCTTTAGTTCCAGGTATGTAAATATTCGCGGTGCTCGCTCTCATTATAGCTACATTAGAAACAACTCGTTTTTCTTTATCGATTTTGTTTTCTTTAAACTGTCCGGATAATGTGGCTTCTGTCATTGAAAAAACTTTCTTTTCGTTCATGCCGCCTCCTTGATATTCTGCAATATTATATTGCTTCAGTAATTTCTTAACCTTTGTTTTAATCTGATGTGGCATTTGCAACGCGCCGGGATAGTCTTTTGCCATTATGATACTTACTGCTTTCAATACCGGGATAGAAACCGATCCGGCGTTTTCATAAACACCGTTGACAAGTTCCCCGGCCCCGCTTCTATATGGCAGATACCATTTGTCTTTTCTGTTTCGATCTCCGATCCAGAGAAAACAGGAAGACGGCAATTGCTTAATGCCGTTTTCTTTAATGTGAATAGATTTGTTTTTTGTTAAATCTCTGACTTCTTTGGCAAGCCAAATGGCATATAAACTATTATCTATATCCCGATTCATTTTTTATTTTACCAGGTTTTTGTAAGGTTCCTGTTTTTTAAAACCTCAATTTTATCTCCATAACCAATAAGGCGATTGCTTTCGTTTCTAATCTCTTTGCCATATGTGGCTACAATATATTCTGATGCAAGTTTGGTATACTTTCCAACCTCTTCTTTTCTTGCAACTTTAGCAGCTTCAAATGCTTTTCTGGTTTCGAGCGTTTTCTTTTTTCGCTCATCAATATTTTTAATCTTGTCCAAATAAGACATCGCTGTCGTGGCTGCGTCTTTTTCGGCTAAGGCTTTCCCGAACCTGTTTGCTATAAAGGCCCCGATATCCTGTAGCAATGCTCCGGTAGATAATGACAACTTTGCTTCAACAATATCAATTTCAAGCTGCGTTAATTTTTCTCTCTTTTCCACTGGCTTAATTTCTTTCGGTTTACTTGTATTACTACGTTTAATACTTTCAGTACTCATTATTCGATCCCCTTAGATGCTATTCTATCTCGCAATATTTAAACCGTCAAGGGATGTTATTCTTGGCCCTTCGGCACATCGTCGCCAATCTGTAATTCAAAATACCAGAACCCCAAATCAATTAACAGGTGATAATGATATCTACCTGAATGCTTATGAATCCATACCGGGGATATCCCTATGCAGAAACCGGCGTCAAGATTTCTATTAAAACTCCATGATATATATTTATTTATCTTCATATTTCTAATCCACATTCTCGTAAATTATGTAATAACTGCTCACTTGGTATCTTGTCAAAATGATCATCGATTCTTTTAAGCTCGTTTATTAGTTCTCTATTTTTTGAACGCTCTACTGTATGAGTCATTTGTTTAGTCTCTTTACATGGCCCCCACATTGAGCAAGGTCGGCGGCCCCAATAGTCAAAACCGGCTCCTTTCAGATTCCTCATAGTCCACGGCTTACACTCAGTAGGAGCCCCTCCATCTAAACAATGTTTTCGCTCTGTTCTACTCATTATCTACCACCTTAATTTTAAGCTCTTTCTCTATTTCTTCAATTCTATCAGTTACTATTTCTTCGTTATTATAAACACCATAACGCGACATATTATCAAGCCCTGCTTCATACATAATAAGATCTTCATCTTTCATATCAATTAGTTTTCCATTTAAATAATTGAGTTCTTTGTAAAGAGTTAATACATTTTGTAAATTATCTATTTCATGCTGCTGAGTCTCGACTCCCACTTTAAAATTACTTAAAGCATAATTCCAATCCGAAGACCCCGGCCCAGTATATAATTGTTTTTCTTCATTCCAATGCCTTCGCCCGAATAGACTTACTTCTGAGTTAGCTTCATCGAATGCTTTTTTTATTTCACCATCATTCATCATATCCCCCTATTAACATTTAATAGCCGCAAATAGGATTCGAACCCATGACCCGCGCATTACAGGTGCGCCGCTCTGACCAACTGAGCTACAACGGCAAAAACTCTATGCTTTTTCTTTTCTGCGCAATATATAATTAACTGTAGATTTTGATATGCCGAATCTTTGTCCTATCCTTCCATAACCCCATCCAATCTTGTGTAAATAGCACATTTCATTCTCTATATAATCCGAGCATTTTCTATGCTTGAGAGCGGCATGTTCTGATCTATCCTGTCTTTTCTCTTTAGGGACATCCATCATGTTTTCAGACATTGTTCCTATAGCAATATTATCCTCAGAGAAATTTGAGGTGTCTCCGTTAAGATGTCTAACGACTATACCTTCTTTAAAAAGCGCTGCCCCATATTTTTGATATGCTACAACCCTCGCAACATTCAAAGTCAATACTTTACCACCGTATCCTACACCAAATGTGTAAGTTATATATCCATCTGCTTGAATTTTCTTGTATAGTTTCCTCGGCTTTCCTCTTACTCCATAAAGTATGCCATCTTTAACATATAGTCCTTTATTAACCTGTGCTATTAATGCTTTATTGCTTAATGACATTATATCCCCCATAAAGACTTTATCATATATTATTCTACATTTAACAGGGGGTGAAGTCGAATCACCGGAGGAAAGCTTATGAGACTTTCTTGAATACCAATTCTCCCTGCTTCTATTATTTTACCATGTTAATATTCAACCGTCAAGCAACCATATTTAATTTTTCGATATCTGGATGAACCGTAGTATAACACTGGCAATTCGGGTGGGAAACTGGAATACTCCCTGCAGGATAAACACCCTCACCGAGTCCTTCGTCATGCGTTGCGTAATCTTCACACTCAACGCATTCCATACAGCCCGGAACTCTATGCCACTGAACACCGTTAGACCATGATTTATTTTTGGCATATTCCTCAGTTCCCATCCGGTAGGCTCGGCCCATTTCTGTCCGATGAATTCTGTCAAGGTTTTTTGCAGCTGATCGGTAAACGCCTTTTCCGGGGGGATTATCTTTGAAAAACTGTTTCCAATATTTTGTTCGCATGTCAACATCAGGCAGAATTAAGAACCCACGGATCTGGTTTGCGATCTCTGCAGGATACATTCCGTCAACTAATCCAAGTGCTATTTTCTTTTTAATATCAGCAAGTGCTACCCTGTTAATATCCCATATTCTGTCTGATAATTTAATGCCATCAATGCCGGTAAGAAGTTTATTTGTTGCGTCATGCCATAGCGTGTTAAAAGTATTTGCATCCATTCCAATCTTTGCGCCAAATTTCAAGCTGCCGGATAAAACAGAGCTTTGTTTTTTAGCATCTAACATCCCGGTTTTTGCGGAGGTGTTCACGGATGATTTTACTTCACGCTGTAATTTTTTGGTAAGCAATTCAATCTCTTTGTCAATTTCGTTGAAAGTAGTAGTAATTCTTTTGCCTGGAAGTTCTCCGAATTGTATAATACTGTTCTGGATCTTTTTTGTAGTTTTGGTATAAGCTCTTCTGATACGTTTAGCGCGGGCCTCTATTTCGGTTAAATGATTATCACTTGCTATTTTGCCGAGTTTATTTATTTCTTTTACCGCGTCTTTATACCTCATGACTCAGGTTTTTCGTCCTCTGGTTCCTTATCCATTTCATCCTCATCGTCTTTTGTGGGAGATCCATCGTCCGGTTCTTCCTCAGCTTCCTGCATAAGGAAATCTTCTTCATCTTCATAATCGAGATCAAGCTTTGCTCTGGCGGTATGCTTTGAACATAGTTCTTCACGCCATTGCAAAATAATTGCAGCTGTTTCTTTTTGGATATCTCTGACGGCTATATCAGGAAATATAATAGAGCATTCTGTTAAGGTATCTACAAATTCTTTTTTCTCTATCAATTTAACATTTCCGTCTTTATCTTTTTCGGTTGTTTTCGTGATTTTGATTTCTGTCTTGGGAATTTTGTCGGCCTCTATCCCAGCCTTAATTACCTTTTCAAACATTTCTGAAAAATATAATGCGAAGAAATCCTGCCAATCTTCAAACTCCATTACAGCGGGTCCTTCCGCTACCATCGTTGACGCATAATTACCGTTTGAACTATCGCTCGAAACCATGAATTCAGGTAAGCCCACCCCCGCCGATATTGCTAATATAAGTGTCCGTCCATCATGCTGCACGTCTGAAGCCTGAAGGTTTGGGG